CTATTTTACAATGTCTTAATTGGTCTTTCATTTCATCTAATTGTTTTCTAATATTTGCTATATCTTCATCCTTATTTTTAAATACTTTTAAATCTTCTTCTATGCTATCACTATGAGTTTTTAAACTATCTAATGACGTTTCTACTTTTGATAAATCAACATTTAAACTATAAATCTTATCTGCTACTTTATCGTATTCAGTTATTTTTTCACCCATACTTACAAGTTCTTTTAATAACTTTTCCATACCATCTTGTAATGTATTAATCTTACTCTTCTCTTCATCACATTTTTGATGTTTAAATTCTGGAGATAATGGTTGTGTACAGGTTGGACATACATCATTTTCTTCAAAAAATTTTAAAGAGTTCTTATGTCTTTCTAAATTCTGTTCAATCTTCGCTTCTATTTTATTTAATTTTGTATTCTTGTTATCAACATCAACTCTATCTTTTACACACTCTTTAGCTGAATCTATCTCTTTATTAATCGTAACCATCTTACTCTCATACTCTAGTCTATCCTTGGTGTTCTGCTCAACCACCCTATTTCTATGCGTTTGGACGTCTATATCCTTGTGGAGAAGGGTGTCCAAGTACTTTGCTTCAGTCTGATACTTGGTTTCTATAAGCTCACATTGATGTCTTACTTCTGTTATTTTGTTCTGTAAATCTCTTTGTTGACCACTCAATATAGTATCCATTCTACTAAATGCTCTTATGTCTAAAATCTCTTCAACGACCTCTCTTCTAAAACTTGCTCTCATTTTCATAAATGGCATATAAGAAGAAGACCCTAATAATACTACTTGACAAAATGACCTATAGTTACACCTCATAATATTTGCTTCAAGATACTTTTGATAATCAATTGCGCTTGCGTCTTGACTCATTAATTGTCCATCACAATGTATTTCAAAGAAGTTAGGTTTAACTCCTCTCTTAACAATGTACTCTTTAGGTCCAACACTAAATTCTAATTCAACCTCACACCCACCATTATTAATAGTATTAACCATCTGGTCTTTTTTAATAATACGAAATGGTCTATTAAATAAAGCAAAACATAATGCGTCTAACAAAGTAGATTTACCACTTCCATTAGAACCTATAACTAATGTTAGTTGAGATTTATTTAAATCAATAACAATTGGAACATTGCCTGTTGATAAAAAATTCTTATAAGATATTCGCTTAAACTTTATCATAATATAAAACTTAAATGTTTTATTGCGGTTTCAAATTCTTTCCTAATCCAACATAAGGGTGGAACCCTGGAGATAATATTTTTGATTTTTGGTTTGGAGGATTCATAAAACAATTACCTGATACACTTATTCTTTCTCCTGGTGTTCTATAAGGAAATACTTCGTGTCTTAATTGAGCAGGAAATATCCACATAAAACCTTCTTCTGGTATATATTTGTATGTATGTTCTGCCCATTTTGGCATTGCGTTTTCCCCATAATGCATTCCTATAACTCCTGGACCAAGACCAGTTCCTTGAAATGCTTTTCTTTCTTCTTCTAGGTCTGGTGTTTTTAAATATATAACCCAAGTGAATTGTCCACCGTGGGTATGTTGAGGATTACTTTCAGTTTCTTTCATAAAATTAATCCACAAATCCATTAATGTAAATGATTTTGAAAACTTTGCTTCATCATATAGTTGTCCAACAAATTGGCAATGTCCTTCAACATATGCGTCTATATATGGTTGAAATTTTTTAAGGAACCATTCTTTATCTTCCGTACTATAAGTTCTTTGGTCACCTAATAGACCTGCTAATTTTTTATTAGCTGTACCTGTTGTAAGTTTTCTACCTCTTTCTAAAAGTCCTTTAAATAAACCATCATCTATTTTTATATAAGTACAATATGGTCCAAAATTTAAATGTCCTATTATATTTACTTTTTGTTCTGCTATCTCTGGTGTTTCTTTTCCAGCAAATTCATTTATTATTTTTTCACTTTTCATCTGTGCCTCAACTCTTTGCTGAAATTCTTCCATTGCCTTTTTTTCTTTTTCTTTATCGTCTATACTCATTGATTTACCTCGCTATATAGTTCTTTAGTATAATCTTTTAATTTACTTTTGTCAAGGTCTGTATCAAGTTGGTCTATATACTTGCCCAAAAATGTAAGTGTATCTTCACCTTGTTCTATTAAGTCTTCTTTTACACTAGCAGTTACATCACTAGTATCCTCAAAAATATTTAGTTCGTGTATATTCAATGTACTATACAACCTATTGATAAACTTATCATACATATCTTCATCTGTTTTTTGAGATATAAACAGTTTAATATAACTGTTATCAAATCTTGATATGTTTAACGTATTATAATCGTGTTGTGTATCATCATACACTATCTTTTTAAAGATTCTTATTGGGTTAGGTATTCTAGTTAACTCTCTAGTGTCCGTATCAAAAATATGGAACCCTTTAGGGTCTTTATAATCGTTCCAAGTAATTTCATATTGTGTACCTAAATAATATATCCGACCATCATCTGATTTCTTATGAAAGTGTCCTGATATAACTTTTTCAAATCTATGAAACATTGATTTATCTAAACCTTGTTCGTTCATAAATCCTCTATTCATTTCAAACCCTTTAATTTCTAAATGCCCCATACATATTTCCGCATTTGAATTTTCAATAGCATATAAAGAATCTTCATACGTATCATCACATATCCAAGGCATAAACAAAATCTTTAAACCATCTAGGGTTACTTCTTTTGGTTTTGCATATATCCAAGGTTCATTTTCACCATCATAAGTTGTACATAATTCAGTAATTGCATTTACATTATTTGTATTCTTATAATAAGTATCGTGGTTACCCAATATAATATGTGTATCTACCTTTTCTTCCCAAAGTCTTTTCATAAACTTTTGCCGAAAGAAATTAGCCGTCTTATAGTTTATAAATTTTCGTCTATCAACTACGTCACCTAAATGTACTAATGTCGTGATGTTGTGTTCTTTTATATATGGAAAAAACACTTCATTATAAAACCGTTCTTGATACTGTACAAAATGAGGACTATCATTCCGACAACCAAAGTGTGTATCATTTAGCAAGGCAATCTTCATTGATAATAATTCTCCAATATAAAGTCGTGATAACTTGTATGTGTTTCAGCATCCTTATTCCATATGTCTTTACGTATATCTAATTTTTTAAAATATGGATCCATTATTTCTTTTATTTCTTCTTTAGTTTTATGTGTATGATATACTAAATTAGGTATATCATCTGGTGCCCAATTAAAACCAGCAGCTATAAAATGTAATCCACTACTACCAGCTTTTTCAGGAGTATCAATAGGAAACTCCCAATATTTATTTCTTTGTAAAGCAGCTTGTAAATATCCAAGGAACATTTTAGGTTGCTTCGTAATTAAACTTTCTTCCCATACTCTATTGTTATTTGCTTTCCAATATGGTGTATCATTTCTTGTTGATAATGCATAATGCAACCCAACAAATTCAGCAAAAGTATAATATATAGATTTACAAGCAAATGTGAAGTTGTCTTTATCCCATTGTGTAATTTCACCTCTTCTTAAATTTCTTACAAGTTCTATTAAAAATTCGTGTACTGAAAACAAACCATTACTCTCTAATGGTTCAATAAATCCAGCAGCTAATCCGATAGCAGCCACATTTTTTACAAATAATCTTTCGTGTATACCACACTTCATTTTAAGATTTCTAAATTCGTGTTCTTCATTACCAAACCCAGGTCGTACACCTGCTAAATGATTTTTAAATTCTTTTAAAGCAGTTTCATCATCTACAAATTTATCTGAATAAACATAACCTGTACCAACTCTACTCCACAATGGTATATTCCATACCCAACCGTTCTCTATTGCTGTGCAATTGGTAAACGCTTCTATTTCTTTTTCTTTATCAACATAAGGAATCTTTGTTACCCACGCTTTATTATTTGGTAGATTTTGTAAAGGTTCAAAAGATTCTTTTAATGCACCACCTAAAAGCATTGATTTAAAACCTGTACAATCAACATATAAATCTGCTGTATGTTTGTTTAAAGAAACAATACCATTTTCATCTTGTTTAATATCTTTTATATCTTCTTGAATATATTTGACACCTCTAGGGATACAATAATTAACCTTCAACCATATACCAAATTTAATTGCGTCAAACTGATAAGCAGAATCACGGTCAACTTTAAAATCGTAAAAATTATAAGTACCCTTACGTTGATTAATTAATGCCATATTAGGAGCAAAACTATCAGCATAATCTGAAACAGGTGTTTCTGGATTAAATGCCTTTTTCATCCACCAATCATTATAATTTAATTTAGTTCCTTGTATGTCAACTGAACCAAAAGGATAGTGAAATGCCGCCTCATCTTTTCCATTAAAGTCTGTAAACTTAATACTAAATTTAAGAGTGCCATCTGTTTCTGCTAAAAATTCTTTATCATTAATGTCTAAAAATTTTGTCCATTGTCTAATTTTTTGTATTGTACTTTCACCAACTGATATTGTTGGAACGTTAGGTGATTCTATTACTGTTATATCTTTGTTGGGAAATGCTCTAACTAAAGTAGCAGCCGTCATCCAGCCAGCAGAACCTCCACCCACTATCAAAATCTTATCACACTTCATAATTATTTTTTTCTTTTATAAAAACTTTTAACTGGTTTCTTTTTTTTCTTAACTGGTTCTTCCGCTGGTATATTCTTTCGTAGAAATTCTGTAAATTGATTTTTAAACTCTCTATCTTCTCCAGGTTGCAAAGTCATATCATCATAGTTTGCATTTTGAATCATACGGTGTTTAATAGTTGTTTGTTTCTTCTCTTTCTGTATTCTCCGTACAAAAGCATAGTAGATAATTTGTGTGAAATATGCAAAGGGATTGTTAGTTTTTTTAGGATTAAAATTGTCAAGATACTGTAAACAGTTTTCTATACCATCTGATATCATATCATCACGATAGGTATAATTTATAAAGTTTGGTCTATAAGATAAGTGATTCGCTATTTTCAAAAAACACTCACCAACATAGTCTGGTACAACTGGTTTAGTTTGTTTGTTTCTTTTTGCTCTATTAATAGACTTTTTATAGTCCACCATAGCGGCAAAAAATTCTTTATTATTTACGTAATGTTCTGGTTTTTTCTTTGTTCTTGTTTGTGAATTCATCATAATTACATATTACACCATTTTTTATATATTGTCAATGCTGAAACCAACATTGACTTTTCCCAAATTTTGTGTATAATGGACTATGTAGTCTGTTGGAGAACGCTCCAAGCACCCTAGTGGAGAGTTCTTTTCGTTGCCTTATCTTTAAAGATTTCATTTAACATTTCATTATCTTCTTCTGACAATTGTTCTCGTTGAAAGAACCCACCCTTGCCCTTTTTAGGTTGGTCTAATTTATCATAATCATTTGCCAGATTTAAATAACTTTTTGACATATCTCCAGACGCCATAGTTATTGTCATTATCTTATCTTTCGGAATAGTAACTACTTTATCTGGTGTATAATTAACCCATTTAATAAGAGCAATATAATCTCTTATTCCCATAGGTGTCATCTGTGGAATATACTTAATCTGTAATGGTTTGCTGATTCGTAGCAAAGGAGATTTGTCTGGTAGTTGTTTCTCTCCAGCTGGTAAATGTGCAACAACATCATCACCATTAACTAGTTTGATTATTCTTATGTCAGCTTTTACTTCCATTTTTCTCCAGTTCTATGTTGTGGATTTCATAATCAAAGTCTTCACTATTGTATATATTTATACGCTCTCTAAAGTGTTGTAAAGTGTAGTTTTCCTTTTCCCCATAGGAAAGGTCATCAGCAATGTCATATAACGTTGCGTGTGATTTGTTATCTTTTAGTCTTAATCCTCTACCGATTGATTGTAAATTTCTTATCCGAGATTTACTAGGGCTGCTAAAAACAATATTGTGTAGATTACGAATATTGATACCAGTACTGAACGTCCCATAACTAGCGACAATAATCGCATTATCAGACTTTTCTGTAATGGCTCTAACTTGTTCTCTTTCATTTGCTTCCACTCCTCCGTG